CCTTCTTGAACAGTTATTTCTTGACCTGTAACACCAGTGTTAGCATCAGCTGTAACTGATAAAGTGCCTAATGACATAGGTAAAGGGAATGTTCCAACAATTCCACCTGTTGTAGCCTCTACTTCAACAGGAATATTAAATGTAGCCGGACTTAATGTTGCAAAAGGTGCTTCACCAAAAGCTGTTAGGGTATCATGTGTAGAATTAGCTACGTTAAAAGTTAAATCAAAACCTGTTACGTCAATTTCTTGGTTTGAAGATTGATCAAGTGTCCCTTCTGCTACAGTTAAAGCTTGACCAGTTGGTTCTACAACTACCAATGAAAAACCAGTTAGATTTCCTTCTGTTGTGGTTAAATCTTGACCTGTTACAGAAACATCTACATCTATATTAATAATACCTGAATTTTCTTGAGCTGTTAATTCAATACCTGATGGATATGCAATTACATCTGAAGCTTCTGCACCGAAAGGTGCCTCTGTATATGCGGTTATTCCTAGGGCCATGGATTAGGCTCCTGTTTTTTGTTCTTCTTTTTTTTCTGTAGGTAATTCTTTTTTTAATAATTCAGAATAATGTGCTTGTAATACTGTTAAATCATTTAACTGCATTGAAATTTGTTGTTTTTGAACACCAATATTTTGTAATTTATCTACACAAAGTTTTCCTTGTGGAGATAAGTTATCTGTATCATATTCTTTTTTATCAAAATTAAATTTCATAATATTTTAACCAAATACCATAGCTAATATGGTTGCAGTTCCTCTATTTGTAAAGTTTGAATCATTATTAAAACCAGATAAAGCTATATTTGCTTTTGTAAGTTTTTTCTGTGCATTGCCAGAATCAACTACAACAAAGAAATCTCCATCTGCATCAGATGTTGAAGTTGCAAGTTCTGATAAATCTACATTAACTGCATCTGCAGTTACATCAATTAAAGTCCCTGCACCTACTGCAAGAGAGCCAGAAGTTGTGACCGTTCCTGTTAATCCATTACCACCAGAAACAGAAGTAACTGTACCTGTATTTGTAGTAAATCCACTGTCATTATTAAATCCTGAAATATTAATATTTGCTTTTGTAAGTTTCTTTTGTGCGTTTGCTGCATCTACTACTGCAAAGAAATCTCCATCATCATTGGATGTAGAAGTTGTAAGTTCTGATAAATCAACGTCAATTGTTGGAGTTGCTCCTTCTCCACTATTGTTTTGTAAATCAATTAAATTACCTGCTGTTAAAGAAGCTACATAGTCTCCAGTAGTATCTGTTGTTAACGTAACTGTATTTAACTCTGCAATTGATCCTAGTCCTAGTGTTGTTCTTTGTGCTGCAGCATCTGCATCGTCTAGTAATGCTTTACCTGCAGTGGTTAAATCAAAAGTTCCTGCAGTACCAGAACCTGTAAATTGAATTCCCTTATCTGCTGCTGAAGTTAATCCTCCAATTGCAGCAAGCTCTGCATCGAGTCTTGCATTGTCTACTGTTCCACTTGCTAAGTTAGATGCATTTAAATTTGTTAAGTTAGATCCATTCGCTGCTGGAAGTGTTGCTGGGAATCTTGCGTCAGGTACTGTACCTGAAGCTAAATTATCTGCATTTAAATTTGTTAAGTTAGATCCATTGTTTGCAACAATGTTTCCGCTTGAATCTAGTATGACCGCTTTAGATGCAGGAAGAGTACAAAATACATTCTTAGTTCCTGCTGCAAAATCTACTGCAGCATCACTATTTGATGATGATATAATTGTATCTCTAGATAAAGTGCCTGCACCAACAGTTCCAAGTCCTACTTCAAATTCACCATTAGTAGTGTTTACAATTGAATAATACGTTGTATTTGTATTTCCAATTGCAGATGAAAATGTTTCAAATCCTGTAACTGCTCCCGCAAGAGTAAATGTACCTGTACCAGTAGTTGTAGAGGTTTCTTTAACTCTATCATTTATGACTAATGCCATTTAATTCTCCTTAACCAGATATTCTTAATATAGCTGCCGATGTAGTAAATGCTGGAAACTGTACTGTGAAAGTTCCTGATGTAGCTGTTTTATCTGCTCCAAAATCTAAAACTGCAACTGCTGCATTAGTAACTGCAGAAGATGTGTTGTAGATTAATGCACCTCTAGCTGTCAACGTCACACCAGTAAATGATAAATCTGCAAAGTCAACAATTGCAACACCTGATGCAACTGAAGTATTTTGACCTGTTAAATCACCACCGCCTGAAGCGTAAGTTCCACTATTTGCAACTTCATTTGTTGTTGTAAAAGAAGTGGTTGCTGAGTTTAGAGTTGCTGAAGAAGTATAAAGAGCTAATTTAAATTTATCACCGCCTGATGCAAAGTTTGCATCACCTTCCAGTAATTGTTTTTTAAACGCATTTGCAATTGCTTGTGTTATAGCCATAGTTTATCTCCTTATTTGCCTCCGACTCGAGGAACACCTGATTGATATTCATCTCGTCTTCGTCTTCCCATTTGTTCAATTGAGAAGCCTTCAACCACTTGTTTATACTTTCCTTCATATAATTGCAAGAGATCATTTGGCCCCTTTAAGAAGCTGTACGCTTCAACTAAGCATGCATACAAAAGTCCGTTGGGAAAATACTTACTTAAGTATGTTGTTGTATTTGTACTCGATAAACCTGGATCTTTCAAGATATAATTTAATTGAATTTCATAAGTTGAGCTTGGTGTAGGCGCTAAAACAATAGTATCTTTATCCCACATAGCATAGTATTTTGGCTCCCCAGTCACACCTGTTGAATTATATTCAGACATAAAACTTGTATCTCTATATTCTAAGAAGTTTCTAGTACCACCTGACCCACCATCTACAATTTGAGCTGATCGAACAACTAATAAATCAGCAGGTACATCTATAAATCTTTGTGAAGTAATTAAATTTGCTGTTGCATATCTTCTATTATTATCTGAATCAACATCTCTAAATATTCTAAATTCTGCATTTTCAATAATGCCATCAACAATCGTAGATGTTAAAACATTACTATCTACTTCTGTGTAATCTCTAATTTTTTGTACTAATTCTGCGTATGTCATATTAACCTTGTAACGTCACTGGTCCTGCAGTGCAGCTATCGCCTCCTCCGTATACATCACCTGAAGTAGCAGTGTCACTACTTGCAAAGTAATAGTAATTAGTTGTGTCCGTTATATTACCACTTGAATCTATTTTGCCAAGTATAATACTAAATCCTGATGGGTTATCTATATCAGTTACACCATCAAAACTAGGTATATCTCCAAACCCAGTTGCATTACTAGGTCCTCTAAATCTAACAGTGTTACCTGTTGATCTATTATGAAAGGGTTCATAAACATTTATATAAGTTGTACCAGCATAGTTAATTGTTTCAAATGGATTTGGATTTAATAAAATTAAAACTTGTGGTTCTGTTCTATCTGGTCTTGCATTTTCTAAACCTTGTGGATCTGCAGTGTGTGGTTTAGGTTCTAGTTGTGGATGCTTTGGTTCAAACTCTGAAATATGGACTCTTGATCCATTCCATTCAATAACCATTTCTTTGTATGGAAAAGCCATACCTGATCTATCAGAAATAAATTGTGCGTATTTACCATTTGATTTAGACATTTGGATAATAAGTTTTTGGGGTTATAAAAGAACTTGATGAAGAACCATCTTCTTCTAATGCTCTTTTCAATTCATCTTCATACAATAATTTCATTTGTTGAACGAGTTGTGGATTGAATTTTTGTGATAAATAATATGCAAGTCCTGCTACCATACAAGGTACAAATCTATATGGTACATCTGCTTCATTACTGTAGGCCCCGGCATCCTGAATCCGGCTGACATAATAGTAGTTTAAAAAGTTTCCGGCTTCTGTTGATCCAGGAGTTAAATATAAAGTTATAGTTACTTTATCAATAAATCTTTGTACAAAATATTGTGACGGAACACCGGTAGATGTTTTATTTGCAAACGCTTGATACTCAGATCTATTTATTTTTGTAAGTGGTGTATCAACACTAGATGCATTTCTATAACTTGCTTCTAAAATATCATCAACACCATAAACTGCATTTGCATCTGAAGTACCATCATCAGTTGATCTAAACATTGTGTATTCTGCTTGACCATCTACTAATGTAATAGAATTATTTTTTACTTGCCAATAATGCAAACCTCTATTTGCCCATTCTTGAAACATTATGTTTAAAGAACGTCTAGCCGTTTTTATATCATTACCAGAATAATCAAATCGACCTACACGTTCGTAGGCTTCAGTAATTATATCATCAATATAAAAACTTGATTCAAATGTTGTAGTACCAGAGGTTGCCATTGGTCCTCCTATTTATCAATTAATAGCGTAGCCGCAGTCAAATTTTGAATTGCAGAAACTGTCATACCACTTTCAAACAAGATACCATCTTCAGGCATGTTAAATGAAAAAACATCTCCTGTTGGAACATCACCTTGAAACTGTGTTCCATTTACATCTTGTAAAGTAATAGATCCATCACCACCACCACTGTTGGCCATGATAATTCCTCTAAGTCTAGTTCTGCCAGCGAACACT